TGCACATCAACCGACCTGCTGACAGAAATACAGGTGAGCATCGCAAAACTGGAGGTAGCAATAACGTCAATGGCAGCAGCAAGTCAGGAACTCAACGCCCGGTTTGAAGAACAGAACCGGGAATTCCGGCAGTATATGTCAGCCGGTCACGTATGCAGGTATGCAGCACAAATTGAACTACTGATGAACGAACGGCACAAAAAACTTGGGTCAGACTATTGGGTTGAAAAGTTCGTTGAATCACTCAAATACCTGATATTATTCGTGGCCGGTATGTTCCTGACCTTCATCCTGAAAGGGGGTTCCCTGTAAATGCGGGTTCAATATCTGCCGGATAACTCATCTGTCTGTTACCCGTTTGCAGGAGAGATTGGAGAGGTCATCGAACGGTATTCATCCAGGGTTGTTATCAAATTACAACCAGAAGGCTTTTCACACTCTATTTTCATTCTAACGTCTCCAGATAAGATATTTCCCGTGAAGTAGGGTTTTGTCAAACAAAATAATAAGTATTATATACTTATAGTTACAACTATAGTATGTAACAACTACAAAGGAGAGAAAAGAAAAATGAACACATTAAGCAACGGAATGAACTATTCATCACACAAACCCGGAAAATCTTGGAAACTTTTCCAGAATTACAAGGCCGGAGCATTTGGTCTTACTGTATCAACAATCGAGCAAATTGAAACAGACCTGTATATGGAGAAAATTCCATACGAACAGGTCAGGATATACATCACAAAAGAAGGCAACACTTCTTGGACTGAAGTATATATCAAAAATTAATTTTTTAGGTGAAAACAATGACAACAGGAACCGCCAAGATTGTAAAGACTGAAGAACCTGACCCGTGGGGAGATTTGAATCAGGAGGATTGGTAAATATGGCAAAGATGTCTGTTTACGAGGTTATCACAACCAAGATAATCTCCCTTATTGAATCGGGAAAATTGGATTGGAGAAAAACGTGGAGCATGAAAGCCCCGGTCAATTATGTATCAGAGAAACCATACAACGGCATTAATTTCATAATGTTGGCATTCTCCGGGGAAAAGTCACCATACTGGCTGACCTACAAACAGGCAACCGAACTTGGTGGCAATGTGATGAAGGGAGCGAAGGGGTATCCGGTCTGTTTCTATACGTTGAAAGAGGATGAAACATCAACCCCTGAAAAGCCAAAGAAGTATGGCGTGTTCAAATATTACACGGTGTTCAATGCAGACCAGTGCGAAGGGATACCTACAAAGGATGACCCGGTTCAGGATGTAAAAAGCAAAGACGAAATCATGGAAATGATATCCCAACACAACCCTGAAATTATCCGTGGGAGACCTGCATACAACCCGGGAAAAGATGTTATCAAAATGCCAAACCCTGAAGAATTCGAGTCGTCAGACGCATATTGGAAAACATTCTTTCATGAATTAACCCACTGGACAGGTCATGAATCAAGGCTTGCCAGGGATGGTATCATGGAGATTAATGAGTTCGGGTCAGAATCATATTCAAAAGAAGAACTGATTGCAGAACTCGGGTCAGCATTCCTATCCATGAAGTTCAACCTGTCAGAAGTGGGAGAACAGGAAGCCGCATATATTCAAGCATGGATAAAACCCTTGAAGAATGACCCGAAGATGATTATCCAGGCCGCTAGCAAAGCACAGAAGGCAATGGAATATCTTATAAACTAATTTTCGAGGCAAAATAAATGGCATATTGTTCAGCTTGGTGTGGTCCTGATTGTTCCAATTGTAAATATCCCGATGAACCCTGCAAGTATCCGAAAAGTCAGGAATCACAATACGAAGATTCAGGGTTTCTATTATCAGGAGAATAGATGATTATGCAATACGTGGAAGGGCCTGATGGCAATTGGGTATTAGAAGAGATGGAAATACCGGAATTCATAGATACAACAGGAGTTATCAAACAGAAACGGAAGTGCGATGTCATGGCGGCAGACATCTTCAGATACCTGGATAACCACGAATCGATAGGCGACCTGATATACTATTTTGACAAACAGGCAAAAGATGACTTAATTCACAGTATCTCCAAAATAATATACTGCCATATCGGAGAATAGTTTATGAGTAATTACATACTATACTTGTATATGCCGTGTCCAGATTGTTTATCGGATAATATCAAAAAGTTCGGGTTCGTTCAAGCGAAAACCGGAATGCAGCAACGATACGTATGTAAAGACTGTGGCCGCACATGGACAGGTATGGGAAGGCCGAAAACCCCGGTGGTCGGCGTCACCTGTGATGAGTGCCATTCCCAGGATATAGCCCGGAAAGGATGGCGGCTGACCAGACAGGGAAAAATTCAGCAGTATGTATGCCGGTCATGCGGTCATATCTTCACTCTTCAGCCGATATTAAAGAAACGGCACCAGCAAGTTCAATAACTCTTTTTTTGTAAAACAAAATAATAAGTATTATATACTTATAAAATAAACTATAGTGCGTAACAAGTGAGATGAGAAAAATGGGAGAAGCAAGAATTTCGTCAGATAACTATCATGAGACCAAAAAGTACCCGCTTCGGGGGCTGTATGTTACCAATGACGGAGAGGGTGGATATGTTGTTGATACGTGGCCGGTTGTAACAATTGAAAGTCAGGGAGAAGCACGGTTATTTGTGCCATATCAGTTTGCAGAATGCGGAATGATTTTGAAAACCGGGGAAAATATTTCCCTGGTATGGGATTAATTTTTAGGTGAAAATAATGAAAAACGCAATCGAATTAAATAAGATATTTCCAGAACGGGTCGCAGAAAATGAAGTTCCGGTGATGATACTAAACTTTGAAACAGATGAAATTATGGCAGAGTGGATGTTACAAGACGCCACACCAGAAGCGGTATTGTCAGGCAATGCAGTAATGTTTGAATTGCCAAAAACTTTGAACCGCGAACACTTTATACCCACGGTGGATGAACTGATTTCAATTATTGATGATGCCATAAAGCCAGGATATATTAAAAACAAAGGACTTGACAGTTATTCATATGAAAACCTGCTGGAATTAATAGGAGATATTGAAGAGGGTAATGTATTTCTCTTTGACTAAAATTCTGTTCTGTTAAATATCTTTATATATTTCGTTTTACAATATTCCTATCAGTCTTATGTCTGATATTCGGTTGGAATATGTTACTCCAGAATCATTAATTCCATATGTCAAAAACCCAAGAAAAAACGATGCAGCGGTTGAGCCTGTTGCCAAGTCTATAAAGGAATTTGGATTTAAGATTCCCATTCTCGTTGATGAGAAACATAATAAAAATGAAATTATTGCAGGTCATACCCGATTAAAAGCAGCTCTTTTATTGGGACTTGAAAGGGTTCCGGTCATTTTTACTGACGATTTAACGCCTGAACAAATAAAGGCGCTCCGATTAACAGACAATAAAACCGGGGAGTATGCCGAGTGGGACCGTGAATTGTTAGTGGGAGAACTGTCTGACCTCCGGGATATTGGTATTGACCTGGACATCACCGGATTTTCCGCACATGAGCTTGAAGGATTTCTTTCTGAATCTGTTGATTTGGATGACTTCTTTTATTCTGAAGAAGAATCGGCAGAACAGGTTGCACAAATGCAGAACGGGAGTGCAAACCCAGAGCCAGGGTTTAACAAATCAAAAGTTATCTGTCCAAGTTGCGGAGAAGAATTTTTTGCATGAATCTTTATTTGGCCGGTTCATCAGCCTTTCCAAAGATATTGAAGGCGTATCCGCATACCATTGATTTTTTATTGGAATCTTTTTACTATATTACTCCCTGGCAACTGGAAATGCTTCGGAATAAAAAAATAAAAACGTTATTATTGGATTCAGGAGCCTTCACCCTTCTTCAGACATATTCCACATATTCAGAGAAATACGTGGATGAGTTTGTACAAAAATACATTGATTTCATTAATCAGAATGATATCGACCTGTTTTTTGAATTAGATATTGATGGGATTTGCGGATTGCAGAAGGTGGAATCAATTCGCAAACGGATAGATAAAGAAACCGGTAAGTTATGTATCCCCGCTTGGCATAAGTCAAGAGGATTGGATAAATTTTTAGAAATTGCAAAGGATTACCCATATATCGGGATTGGTGGGATTGTTGCTAGAAAAGAAATCAAACCAAAGGAACATGTTCACTTTCACAAACTAATTGAGATTGCACACAAACACGGTGCCAAAATTCACGGTCTTGGATTTACACCGTTAAAAACATTAAACCAATTTAATTTTGATAGTGTTGATTCAGCTAGCTGGATACAGGGGGCGAAATCCGGTCGTGTTTTTCAATTTAGAGGAAATTCGTTAATAGAGGTTACTAAACCAGAGGGAAGACGAAGACGGCATGCCTCAATTTTAAATTCTCACAATTTCCACCAATGGATTCTATTTCAAAGATATTTAAAAGGGGTCAACCATGTTTGAAGTAAAAAAGACTTTAGAAATTTCAGCATCGCACCGGCTAGAACTTGATTACCAATCCAAATGTGCAGGGGTCCACGGGCACAACTGGATTATCACGGTTTATTGTAAAGCAGACGGATTAAATCAGAACGGGATGGTGATTGATTTCTCCGACATTAAAAAACAGATTTCAGACAAATTGGACCATAAGAATCTGAATGACATTCTCCCGTTCAATCCAACAGCCGAGAATATAGCCAAGTGGGTTTGTGAAACCGTTCCGAACTGCTATAAGGTTTCAGTCATTGAATCAGAAAACAACGAGGCAATATATGTCAGAGAATAAACAAGCACTCCTGCTATTATCAGGGGGAATGGATAGCACAACCGTTCTTGCGATGCTTACTCATCAGGGGTATTCTGTGACGGCATTGTGTTTTGATTATGGGCAGACATTGGCAAAAGAAACTGCATATGCACGGTCAAATGCTGAACGATATGGGGCAAAATTCATTTTAATTAAGACGCCACTGGACTTTTTAAATTCTGACTGTGCAATTCTTGGTGGCTCTCAAATTCCGATTAATAGGACCAGGGACGAGATTCAGTCATCAGGAACCCCGATAACATACGTGCCGTTCCGCAATGGTATTTTTCTTGCCTATGCAGTAGCTTTCGGAGAAGAACAAAACATTTCAGAGATTTATGCAGGTGCCAACGGGTTAAACTCCGGAAATTATTATGATGACACACAAGCATTTGCAAATTCTTTTACAAAAGCCGCAAACACAGGAACATCTCCTGAATACCATCCACAAATAATCTTCCCACTGGCAGCAAAAACAAAAACCCAGATCAGGTTAATCGGTGAATCACTTGGGATTGATTATGATAATCAAACCTGGTCCTGCTATACCAATAATGAAACCCCGTGTGCTGTTTGTGATAGTTGTATTCAACGACAAGAGGCATGGAAATGAAAACATACCGGATTAATGAAATTTTTTCTTCAATTCAGGGAGAGGGGTTGCGGTTTGGTATTCCTATGATATTCATCCGCTTTTCCGGGTGCAATCTTAAATGTCCCTTCTGTGATACAAATCATCAGACATATACAGAAATGACCGCAGACCAGATTCTAAACACCTGCAAAACATATCCAAAAACAATTCAATGGATTTCCTTATGTGGTGGAGAACCGTCAATACAGGTGGATGATGAATTGCTTATTCTGCTGCGGTCAAACGGCTATAAAATCGGAATGGAAACAAATGGCACCAACCAGGTAAACAGAAATTTAATAGATTATATTGTTGTGTCTCCAAAAAAGGTTCAATTGCATCCATCATTTCGGAACATCACCGTGGATGAATTGCGGTTTCCAATTAAAGACGGAGATTTGCCACCAGACCTTTCCATAACCCGTTCAAAAATGTATTCTGTGACACCAATTTTCGATGGCGAGAATATCAATTCAAAAAATGTAAACCGGGCCATAGATATCGTAAAAGAAATGCCAGATTTGCGGCTCAACATTCAGATTCATAAATTTATAGGAGTTCCATAATGCAGTTATCAATCCCAGACAACCTTTTCAACGAAGAAGAGATACAAAACACACCCACCAGATACCAGGGATTCTTAAATGAGTGGGCTAAAAACGACGAACTGAAATTCACGGTATTTGAAAACCCTGGCTATGACCAGCTTATTATTCTGAAAGATATCGACTTCTCATCATTATGCTCTCATCACGTTTTACCCTTCCACGGCCGTGCTCATGTTGGGTATCTTCCCGGGGAAAAGATATGTGGGATATCAAAACTGGCTCGCGTTGTGGACAAGTTTGCATCCCGGCCACAGATACAGGAAAAAATGACCAATGAGATAGCAGACTTCTTGGAAAATAACCTAAAGCCACGAGGCTGTATTGTAGTCATTGAAGCGGGTCACGATTGTATGAGAATCAGAGGGGTGAAGAAACCAGCATCCTGTATGATTACTTCAGCAGTAAGAGGGGAGTTCCATAGGAACCCGTCACTGAAAGATGAGTTCCTGAAACTGATATCCGGGTAAAAGTTGCACACAATATACATAAAGTTGCACAATGACACCGCCACAATTTGAACGACTAAAAGGGGAAAAGGCCGAGCAATGGCAAGCGTTCAAAATATACCGCGACATGGGTTCTACACGCTCGATGCAAGAACTTGCACGAATTATGAAACGACCTGTCAGAACCATGTACCTCTGGTCAAATAAGTTCAACTGGTCAGAACGAATCAAGTCATATGAGGAATGGTCCACCAACGACCAGGTGAAAGAAAAGGCAGAGGCAATGGCAACCGATATGGTATCCGGGTTGTCCAAAGCGGTGAACGCAGTCGGGTTTGTGCTCATGTCTGATCTCAAATACAAGCGGCAGCAATGGAAGGCATACTGGCGGGATATGGATGAGAAAGGGGAATCCAAAATAAAACCTCCTGCCGGTTCCACAAACTCCCTGCTTGATTCGATGGTAAAATGGGCAACGTGCATGGAAAAAATAAAAGAGTTCACATCTACCGACAATATAGAGGAGTTTGGAGCAATTGACGAACTGGTTGAAATATTAAAAAATGAGTCTGAAACTACAGAAACCGCAAGGTAAGGGAGCAAAGTTCATCCTTGCACCCCCGGCACGTATCAACATCCTCCACGGGTCTGTCCGGTCTGGAAAAACCATCGGTTCGATACTTAAGTGGATTCACCTGATAAAAAACCAGGCAACGGCAGAATGCCTGATGGTGGGAAAGACCGAACGAACCCTAATCAGAAACATCATTAACCCGATGCTCGAAATGCTCCCGCCATCTGTCATCAGTCTGAATGCAGGGAAGGGCGAACTAATTTTATACGGCAAACGGGTTTATCTGGTGGGTGCAAATGACGAACGCAGCGAAAGTAAAATCAGAGGCGCCTCCTTACAATTTTCGTACGTAGATGAAGGAACCATTATTCCAGAATCATTTATGAAAATGCTCCAAACCCGTTTATCAGAACCAGGAGCGCAATTATACATCACCACCAACCCAGACAGCCCCTATCACTGGATGAAGCAGGAACTGATAGATGCAGCGGATCTGATTAAAGCGAATGTCTGGCACTTCACCTTGGATGATAACCCATACCTGGACCCGGAATATGTCGAAGCATTGAAACGGGAGTTCACCGGGTTATGGTATCAGCGGTATATTGAAGGATTGTGGGTATTAGCTGATGGAGTGGTATATCCCATGTGGGATGAGGCAAAACACATCAGACCTGCTCCACCAGGAGACCTGGAGAACATTATCGTATCTGTGGATTATGGTGTCACAAACCCGTCAGTATTTCTCATGGGTGGAATTCACAAACCAACTGGGAACGTTCATGTCATGAAAGAATTATATCATGATTCTTCACAATCCGGGCAATTAACAGATAGACAACTCGGAGACCTGATGGCCGGGTTCGTGGACAAGCGAGTCAGATACATCACTGTAGACCCGTCAGCAACCTCGTTTATCGCGGAATTACGCAGCAGAGGATATTCAGTCAGGGAAGCCATAAACGATGTGGTACCCGGCATTCAGCAGGTGTCAAGACTGTTATCATCAGAAACCTTGTTCATCGACCCGTCATGCACAAACACCATCCAAGAATTCGGGGCGTATGTCTGGGATGAGAACGCACAGAAACGGGGAGAGGATAAGCCGAAAAAGGTCAATGACCACGCGATGGATAGTTTACGCTATTTATCACAAGAATATGCTGGTATGAACCGGTCCGAGATATCCAGACCGTCACCAGGCATGGCTCATGTTCCCCGTGGTATCAGGTCAAGCCGTAGCAGACGGGCCGGTCCGGCCGGGTTCTGATACTTTCAAACTACTTATTTTATACATTCAACATACAGATAATAAGTATTATATACTTATGAGTATAACTATAGTATGTAACACCTACAAAGGAGAGATGAGAAACATGGAAGAAACATACAAGGCGGTATATCAGAACGGGTATGCAATTTTCGGAACCGGGAAAACAGATGAAGAAGCAATAGCCGATGCAATGGAATGGGTGGATGACCCGGACGAACTGAGAGAAAGCATTGAACGGGGTCAGAAAAATGTTCACGGAGATATGAAACTCATCACCATATCCAGAGCATTGAGAGATGCAGTCATCGAACAGGGTGGCGATATAGCCATCATCAACGATGAGGGGATATACAGGTCAGAAGAGGAGATGACCTCTTCACAAACCGTTGTTTTCAGATACGAAAACGAGGAGATTGAATGCAAAGTCACATGGAACCCTATCAGAGAACCTGTAGTGAACTTCTTTGACCGGAACACCGGATACACAGGGAAGAGTGACCCTGGTGCAGCACAGGGGAACTGGTGGTATCAGGATGATGAGTCACAGGAGATACTTCGGTCACTCATTGAAGCAGTCCGGGCATGGGGGAACAATGAGGACTGGACTCAGTACCTGTCATGGAGTCAGGGAGCAGAGGATGTTTTTGAATTTGAGTGGTATGGCAGCCGGTCAGGAGAGATGGGAGAATACCGGGAACTGACCCGGAAATAATTTTTCAGGTGGTTGAGATGTTCAAAACAGAGTCCGATATTGCAGGAGAAATAATTCAGGTAATTTGTAATGTTGAATCGTTTGAAGATGCACGGGAATTCATACGGATATATATCCTATCAATGCAGAAAGCCCGCGAATCCATCAGAGACGATGTACCGGGATTAAACAGATTTGACGAAAACAAAATCCTCCGGTTAATTGGAGAAATTGATAAACGGTTTGAATAATGGTCCCAAGAAAATCCCATGTCGGAACCCCGTGTATATTTTGCGGAGAACCCACTGTTTTCGGGTCATTACAGAAATATACCGGTGGGTTCTTCCGGCAGACATTCATCTGTCATGCCTGTGGACGCCAGTATGTAGACGGTCCAGCATTCACGTATAGACCCGATGACCGGCGGTTTAACCCGCTGGATAAAGAACCCTGTCCGAGATGTGGGAGTGATGACACGTATTTCAACGAATGGTTAGAGACCAAGGACCGGATAAAACCCAGGTTCAGATGTAGGGCTTGTAGTCGTTCGTTCACCGTGGGTGGCAAACTGAATAAACATAGGAAATATGATGGAGAGGAATAAATGATAACAATAACAGTTGAATCCAGTAATGGCAACAGATATACCAAAACGTTCCAGGCAGACTCATTCCAGGTCTGTGATGACAAGACCGGAAGCAGACAGGGAACGGCAGGTGGTATCTATCTACCGAAAACAAGTATCGGGAAGCCCGTTGTTGCTATTGTGCTGGACGGGGAATAACTGAACTTATCGGAAATTCCGAATAGTTCAAACATTTTTTGTTCATGTGGTATTCTCATGCGAGGATACCAATTCAATTCCGGTTAAAATTTAACAGAATACTTAAAGTCGTTCAACAATATACGACAGTTTTAAATATAGACATCGAATATTACTTACGGTATGGCATCACTCACGGTTCCGTCCCGGTCAGGAACCAGATACATCAGCAATATCAAGAATTTTGCGAAGAACGCAATCACGGTGGATACTCTATACAAATTCTCGCGGACTGCTTACGGCAAAGGGCTGTTCATAAAATTCTCTGCAATGGTCTTTTCCAAACAGCCGACCCTGGCAGTCTATAACCCGGATAATGATGTGGATGAGAAAACCCAATTAATTCTCTCAAACCTGCTCAAGAGTCCGAAGTTTTCGTTATTGACTGCCGGACAGTTCCGATTATACGACAAGTTCTTTTACGGAGCCACTATTTTCAACCCGATATGGGAAAAGAACGAGTTCGGGATAATTGCACCGAAAGAACTGGTCCGGCTCCCCCCTCACTCGTTTGCTAAACAGCCATCAGGCCGGGAAAAATATACTGAATACCTGCTTGGAATAACCCTCGGACCAGATGGAGAAACTATCGAATGCTGGCAGACCGTGGGGTCAAACAAAGCTGAACTTCTGAACCCTGATGATATCATCATATGTCAGTCACCGATTGTGGATGGACTGGTTGAAGCACCATTAATCGAGCCCATTATTCCATTCA